TCCTAGTTCCGCAACTGCACCCAACCCCTGTCGCCCAGCAATAGAATTGAGGCTGGCTAGTCCCCCCTTAAAACCACCTTGTACAAAGCCTTCCGCCAATGATCTTCCTAATGCCGGAGCCGCGGCCAATGATTGTCCGAGACTTGTACCTGGAAGTCCAGACAGATCGATATGCTCAAAGGAATTTCTGAAATTCCACGATAGGGTGTTGGGCATAAACAACCGAATGGCCGCATTAGTGCGATGCGTCTTTCGGCCAAATCCAATACCGGTATCTTTGAGATTTTTTGCAAGAGTTCGGCTCGTTCGTGCATGGATCTCCGCGGTGGAGAGCGGGGGCAATCCTTTCGATGTTTTGTTATTGTACTTTGATAAGTCCTGGGTATTGATATAGAAGGTCATGAAATAGGGATGTTGCCGTCCCACCCCCAAGTCATTGATAGGATATTGATAGACCCTATATTGATAATTTCTCTGGGCTTTGCGCTGGTCATTATACCATGACTCGGGTTCGGGAGCAGTAAACTCCTCCATCGCCTCCGATGCCTGTCTTCCCTGTTCCACTGCACCTTCTAAGATATCTGTCGCTATGTTTTTGAATATATCAGCCATGCAACCGTCTCCTTACAACCAGCTAGTGCGTTTTCCCACTTCCGGTGGCACTGACTTCACTGAGGATTTGTTATACTTCTTTTTGCTATCTTGCCACACTTCTTCACTATGCACTATATCTCTCCCAGTAAAGTGCTGCACAGGCAATGCCGCGGCAATATCCCATTCAGCCGCCGGTATCTCTACACATCTCGTTAAAATATGTTGGTTCAAATATCGCTTTATACAAGGAGTCGCCCTATAAGCACGATGCATGTTTTGCAACATGGGATACGTCAACTTCAAGCGAGTGTGTTCATCCGTCAATGGCCCAGACGCACAGATCTGAAGTTGCTGTAACAGTATCAACCGATCTTTAGGATGGATGTAGTGCAAATTGAGACCCAGAAATCCATCATGATACTGATGTAGTACAATTACAAGTGGAAACTTATCCCACCATGGGAGGGTCTCCCGTAACTTCGCCGTATACATGAAGAAGTAGAATCGCCCCAACACTGACTTATGACGATTGGCTTGCCGCTCCCGTATGATCTTCATACGGTCCTCAGGGCCTACTTTGAGGGACTTCATCTTCTGAAGTAGCCACGTTCGACCAAATGCGGTTGCGGTGTCGATATTCTTATGATCGCGTTGTTCTTGTATCTTTGAAATAAGTGTTGACATATGCAGTATTTATGCGAACGGATGGCCTTTTTCTGTGAGCACCTGGAATTCCCATCCGTGCTCTTTGCAGAAGAGTTCTGCGGCATTCCATTTCTGTTGGTTGACTGCAAAAGTGGCGACTTCATTGAGAAACCTGCGCGTCTGCCGTCGTTGCTTTGGCATGATGGTTTGTGCATGCGGCTTTACTTCAATCAGCCATGTTTTGTCCTTTCCGTCCTTTCCGCGCACCTGGACCACAAAATCGGGAAAATAGCGATGAATCTCCATATCTAGAGGGGAACGGTAAGGAATGATGATACCTTCAGAGTTCCAGAGGACCACACTGGGATTGCGGTCAAACTGAATCATCAATTGCCGTTCCCACCCACTCCTATAGACAATTTCATTCACATTCCCCGCATATTTCCGAGGATTCTCAGGCGTATATCGTCCTTGAATGTACTTTCTCATAGTTCCCCACAAGCAGTATAAATAAGCGTAGTTCTTATTTATTACACTAAAGGAGCCTCATGGCAGGTCGTCTACAGGAATTTCTTGGACACTTTAATCGGTATGGGGTGGCAAAAACCTCCCATTTCCAATTTATCTGTCCTCCGATTGTGAAGGGGCCGTTGTTCTCTGATGCTTCTAAAGTCCTCAGTCTTCGCTGTGAAGCTACTGAACTACCTGGTCGGCAGTTGGTTTCCGAAGACGCACACATTTATGGGCCCACCTACAAGGTTCCGTATCAGACCGTCTATCAGGAGTTGACTTTAACGTTTTTAGAAACGTCAACCTTCTATATTCGCTCATTCTTTGAAGTGTGGATGAACGCCATTTTCAATGCCAGCACGAACAAAGTCCAGTATCCCAATAAGACCTGGGTGGATACTGCACTCACCCAATACGATGTCAGTGCTCGTGACGAAACTGATCCCTCATCATCACTTAAAATTATTGCTCAATGGGCGTTGCACTATTGCCGCCCCACGGCAATCAATCAGATGCCAGTATCGTGGGCAGAAGACGGTTTACACCGAATCGCAGTGACATTGGCATTCCAATCGTATACACTCACGACATTTGCAGCACCTTCTCCGCCTGGCGTATCACCGATCAAATCGGAACCTAAATTACCCAGAGGAAGTGGAACCCCGAATCCGTTCAATTTTACAAAAATTTAGCATGGAGTAAATGATTATGGCATTACCAAAGTTGACTGTTCCGATGTATGATGTTGTGTGTCCTTCCGGACTCAAAGTGTCCTTTCGTCCATTCCTCGTGAAGGAAGAAAAGTTGCTCATGACCGCAATGGAATCTAATGAACCTGACACCCAGGTTAGTGCTATCAAGAAGGTGTTAGAGGAATGCGTTGGAACGATCTCCAATATCGATGTCGATAAACTCCCCCTATTCGATGTGGAGTTTTTATTCCTAAACCTTCGTGCTCGAAGCATCGGGGAAGTAGTTACTCTGAAATACAAGTGCAAGCAATTGGTCCCGAATGCCAATGCCGCAAACGCATTGGTTGAGTGCGGGTCGGTGTCGGAGTATAAGGTAGATCTACTAACGGTTAAGCCGACGTTTGCCCCTGGACATCAGAAGCAGATTCAACTCACACCTGAAGTGGGCATCATCATGAGATATCCCACATTCAAATCCTATGGAACTATTAGTAGAAAGGATATGTCCTCGGACGATGCGTTTGCGTTTTTGGTCAGTTCTATCGAATCCATCTATGATCAGCAAACAGTCATTCCAACAAAGGATGTACCGCTTGAGGAAGTGAATGCATTTGTGGATGATTTGACCAATACCCAAGTTGAAAAGATCGATGCCTTTTTCAGCACCATGCCGAAACTGGAAACGACCATTATGTTCAAGTGTCCGAAGTGCGCCTATGAAGAAGAGTTGACGGTGCGAGGGCTAGATAATTTTTTCGGCTAATCCTGTCCCATGATAATTTAGCGAATTACTATACCACTACATTCGCTTTGGTACAGGATCACAAGTTCAGCATCACAGAACTTGAAGACATGCTACCATGGGAACGATTGGTATACTTGACATTAGTACAACAACGAGTTGAACGTGATAATGAACGGATACGACAGCAAAATGCTAAACAAGCTGCCCAAAGGAAGGGATAATGGCTGAAAATTACAAAGATCCTATTGACGCCCTCAAAGAAGAATTCGGAGAGCGTTTCAAAGAAATGGGCAATACTTTAGGGAAGATACAGGAGAGCACCGAACCTGTTGCCAAGGTTGCAAAGGCGCAAATTAGCCATGCTCACCGACCAAATGCCCCCATGCCGAGGGTTGAACTTGGTAAGGAGACCCGCAAAGATCTTCTCTCCGCATTGAAAGATATCCGCAAACAATTAGTTGTTTCGCAACCGCGGGAAACTACGATGGGTGGAATTGCTGCTGACGTACTTGCGAGTGGTGGCGGGTTGGGAGAAGCTGCGAAAACGGCAATTGGTTACAAGGTCGGGACAGCCGCAAAGTCTCTCAAGCGCAAATTCGATCCGCTTAACATTATTCACAAGATCACCGGAGGATCAAAACTTATCACCGCCTTGGCCGGCCGAGTCATGGGTCGCACTGAACAATCCATTCGTTCCTCCGCTGGACTTGCAGGGGGGATGGACCTGGGCGCCCAAGGTGTGGGCACCCCTTCGTTTATGCAAGACGCCCCATCCTATGCACCACAACAAGAACATTCCGGTGTTAATACTTCTCTCGTCTTGCTTGAAAAGATCGCCTCGGATGTAGCGAAAATTGCCGACCGTGTCGTGCTGATTCAGATGGGGCAAGATGAGGGGTTGGAATTTGCCAAAAAACAACTCGATATGCAGAAAGATACTGCGGCACTTGCAGGGGCCAGACGACATCCGAATGCGGTGCCGGGAAAGGGAATGCTCGCCGCTGTCAAAACAGAAGAGAAGGCAGGATTTGGATTCGGTAAACTCTTCAATCTGTCTAGTGTGGGGAAATGGTTGTCCTCCATCGGAGGGATTTTTGGCAAAACAATTGGGTTCATTGGTTCCCTTGTCAAGGGGATCATGAGACTTCTCAAGTTTGCAGGGCCCTGGGGACTCGCTATCGGGTTATTGGTCACTGCCGCAGCCCTACTCTATAAAAACTGGGACAAACTGGCACTCAGTTTTGAGTTACTAAAAGAATCAGCCATTGATTTTTGGAAAGGAACTAAACAAGCATTCAGTGATGGGTATGAATGGATCAAAGATAAAGCCTTTATGATTGCTGATACATTCACGGATGCTATGAATTGGATTGGGGAAACCGTACAGGAGTTCCTACACAAGTATCTTGGTATTGGGGAAGCCCCAAAGACTGAGCAAGAGAAACAACGAAGTCTTGAGGAACGTGCTCAGTCTGGGGAAGGTTATGCACAACGAAAACTTGCTCGACAGAATGCCAACAAGATTGCACAGGAGTCAGAAATCAATACAGTGACTCAATCCCTAGCATCTCAGTCGGCCTCGAACCTTCCTCTGTCAGCCGCCGGGATCATCCAGAGTGCTGAGACGAAACAAATGGCAATCCAATCCGCACTTGGAAGGGTCCCCCCGCGAGGCACCCCACAACAAGTTCAGGCTGCGCAAGCCCTATCCCAAATGGCGATCAAAGCCTATAAGAAATTGTATAAGGACAAACAAGGCAACCCGTTGAGTCCTTCCGTTGATGCACAAGCTGAATCTAGACTGCCGGAAGTGGTCGACCGTGCCGCGGCGACCTTGAGTCAGAGTGTCACCAGCGCGACATCTCCCTTGATGAGTCCTATGGCCCCTGTAACACCCGCGATGATTCCCCCGGCCCCGACGGCGGGAGCACGGTTGAATGAAGCTGCGGATTTTAAGGCGTCATCACAAATGGCAGCGGCAGCAACCAATATATTAGCGCCCGTGGTCAGTAATAAATCTGTGACTAACAACTCTCAGACTATTATACAACCTATGCCAGGCGTCCGTACGGACGAAAATAGCATTCAACGGTCGAAAGCCCTCAGTTTTTCCGCTTCCTAATGCTAGTAGTCACCTTTCTGGTAAAGTAACGCTATAAGCCCATTTTGGGGGTTGCAGGGCATAAAAAAGGCGGTTTAGAGGATCATAACCCCCCAAACCGCCTTCAGGTGTATCAAAAAGGATACACTACTCGCTATCTGCGATATTCTTGAAGAAGCTCAAGTCATCTGGCTCTTCGTCGCCTGTAG